GTGCAAAGGAGGCATACATATGGGTTTTGGAGCTGTTTTAAAAGACATATTAGCTGAAAAGAAAATGTCCATCAAAGAACTATCTCACATTACCGGCATACCACTTAATACCCTATATTCCATTACAAAGCGCGATACGGTAAATATTCGACCAGACACCTTGCAAAAAATATCTCGTGCACTAAATATTCCCAGTAGCCAACTGGTGGATTGTCTACGTCAAAATATCTTTGAAACACAAAAGGAGCTCGAGGATCTTCAGATGCGTTTAAGAGACGCAGAGCTTGCAGAAGAATACCGCTTGGAGTGTCGTGAACATCTAAAACGTTATCTTTATGAGTTGACTAACTATCACTTTGATGATAAAGAAATCGATATTA